ACGGTCACGGTGGAAGTAAAGAGGCATATGAAATGTCTGGTAAATTAACACACAAACATGATGAATGATTATGATTAGTAGAGACAAAGTACGAAATCAAGTTAAGTCTAGATTTTATTACATCTTTTGGGGTGTAGCAACAGTATCTGTTGTATTGGGTCAACTATATGTTGGTTCTGGATATAGAGTATTTGCTACTTCATTAAATAGAATTTTTGATACTATCGAAGTTCAGATTAATGATAATTATGAACGGTTTTATTAATGAGAGTTGAAACAAGAGAAGCAATGGAGATGTTGTTTTCAGCAAAGTGGAATTTGCCACAAGCAGCAAAACATTGTAGACTAACACATAAGGAAATGAAGATTACCTTTAGTGAGTATTGTGCTTTGCATGAACCAACTTATATTAACTTTGATACTTCCATTCAGTTGGAAATAAATTATGAGCAAAAAAGCATTAAAAACTCCACTTAGATATCCTGGTGGTAAGTCTCGTGCTTGTACAAAGATGGGACAGTTCTTTCCAGATTTTAGTAAGTATAAAGAATTTCGTGAACCATTTCTTGGTGGTGGAAGTGTAGCACTTTACATTTCTAAGATGTATCCTGAATTAAATATTTGGGTTAATGATTTATATGAACCTCTTGTAAACTTCTGGCAGACTATACAGGATGATGGACATAATCTTCAAGACATGATATGGAGTCTGAAAAATAAATATCCCGATAGAGATTCTGCTAGAGAACTTTTTAACAACGCAAAAGAAAAGATTAACAATGAAGAATTATCCAGTAGAGACCGTGCAGCGTATTTTTATGTTGTTAATAAGTGTTCCTTTAGTGGTCTTACTGAGTCTTCATCTTTCAGTGCACAAGCATCAGAATCCAACTTCTCGTATAGAGGAATTGAAAAAATCACAGGATATCAACAAATAATTGAAAACTGGAAGATTACTAATGTATCTTATGAAGATCTTTTAACTGATTGGAATGGTGCATTCATATACTTAGATCCTCCTTATGATATTAAGGATAATCTTTATGGTAAGAAAGGTGATATGCATAAGAAGTTTGATCATGATAAATTTGCAGAAGATTGTGATAGACATACTGCTCACATGATGGTATCATATAATTCCTCTCAGTTAGTCAAGGATCGTTTTAAGGAATGGACTGCTACTGAATTTGATCTTACATATACAATGAGATCTGTTGGTGAATATATGCGTGATCAACAGCAACGAAAGGAATTACTTTTACTTAATTATGGAACTGAAAGATTGGTTGAACTCTATAAACCAAACAAAGAAAAATCTAATTGATGAAGATCCTTCATTAGAAAAGGAGTATTCACCATACATTGTAAATCGTATTTTTTCAGGACATCTTGATGCGATTATGTTTTCCAATGAAATGAATAGGTATCATTTCTTACCAAAGAAGATGCAATATGATTTTTTTCTAAATACACTCAGAACTAAGAAGAGATTCTCTCCTTGGTTGCGTAAAGATGAGATTAAAGACCTTGACTTGGTGAAACGTTATTATGGTTATAGTAACGAAAAGGCAAAACAAGCTCTACGAATCCTAACGAAAGAACAACTTAATTTTATAAGATCTAAATTTGAAACTGGAGGAAGACAATGAGTGTGGTTCAAGAGCCTGAAGTAAAGTGGACACCTGAACAAATGGTAGAGGTGACACTAAACGAACCTGATGATTTCTTAAAAGTAAGAGAAACTCTCACAAGAATTGGTGTAGCATCAAGAAAAGAGAAAAAGATATATCAATCATGTCATATTTTGCATAAACAAGGAAGGTATTTTCTTGTTCATTTTAAAGAACTTTTTGCCCTTGATGGTAAACATGCTAACCTTACTTCTAATGACGTTCAGCGTAGGAATCGTATCGCTCAACTTCTTGCTGATTGGGGATTAGTTGGTGTTGTAGATGCTACTAAAATACAAGATATTGCACCTTTAAATCAAATAAAAGTATTAGCATATAGAGATAAAGGGGAATGGATACTGGAAACAAAGTATAATATAGGTAGTAAGAAGAAAAAAGTTGACGAATCCTAATAGTCTTTATAATGGTATCAATGAGCGTCTTTTCTATACATTAGGAAAACGTCCTGATAGTGCCTCTTTACGTGATTTCTATATGGCATTGAGTTATGCCGTTAGAGATCAGATGATGAATTACTGGTTGTCTATGGAACCACCTACTGGAAAAGAGGTTGCATATTTATCAGCAGAGTTTTTAATTGGACCACAACTTGGTAATAATCTTATAAGTCTTGGTATTAAGAAAGATGCTGAAGAAGCATTAAGGAAACATGGATATACTTTAGAACAAATTTTAGATGTAGCAGAAGAACCTGGTTTAGGTAATGGTGGTTTAGGGAGACTAGCAGCATGTTATATGGACTCTCTAGCGACCTTACAAGTCCCTGCTACTGGTTATGGTATCAGGTATAAGTATGGTATATTCAAACAACAGATAAGAGATAATCAGCAGATAGAAGTTACTGATAATTGGTTACATGGAGAATGGCCTTGGGAACTCTGTCACCCAGATGAATCAGTTCATGTTGGGTTTGGTGGTAGAGTAGAAAATTACGTATCAGATAGAGGAAACTATAGAGTACGTTGGGTTCCTGAGGAACAAGTTATTGCTGTTCCGTATGATATTCTCCAGTTAGGTTATAAAGTTAATAATTGCAATAGACTTAGATTATGGAGAGCAGATGCTACTGAAACATTTGATTTTTATGCATTCAATATAGGTGACTATATGGGATCAGTAGAACAGAGTGTTACATCAGAAACTATTTCTAAAGTTCTTTATCCTAATGATGGGACTGATCAAGGTAAGGAATTAAGATTGAAGCAACAATTCTTTTTTGTTAGTGCCTCTCTTCAAGATATGATTAGAAGTTTAGAAAAACGTGGATATGATATAGAAGATTTTCCACATCACTGGCAGGTTCAATTGAATGATACTCATCCTGCTATTGCAGTTGCAGAGTTGATGAGGTTACTTGTAGATGAAAGGCATCTTGAATGGGAACAAGCATGGGAGATAGTAACTCAGTCTGTTGCATATACTAATCATACATTACTACCAGAAGCGTTAGAGAAGTGGGACTTGAAATTATTTAAAACTCTTCTCCCAAGACATATGGAGATTATCTATGAGATCAATCGTAGATTCTTACAGGTAGTACGTTTGCACTATCCTGGTGATGATAAGATGTTAGAGAAAATGTCTATCATTGATGAGCGTGGTAATAAGGCAGTTCGCATGGCTCATCTTGCTATGGTGGGATCTCATCATGTTAATGGTGTTGCTGAGTTGCATTCTGAATTGGTTAAGACACAATTGATGCCTGAGTTCTATGATTTATGGCCGCATAAGTTTACTAATGTTACTAATGGTGTTACTCCAAGAAGGTGGATAGCGTCTTCTAACTCTGGACTTACTGAAGTTCTTAATGAATATGTTGGTTCTGATTGGGTTACTAATATGGAGTTGCTCAATAAGTTAGTGGATCATCAATACGATCCTGCTCTTAATGAAAAAATTGGAGAAACAAAATTACTTGGTAAACATCATCTGGCAACATATATTTTCGATAATCTTGGAATTGCTGTAGATCCTTCTAGTATGTTTGATGTACAAGTTAAACGTATACATGAATATAAGCGACAACATCTTCTTGCTTTATGGATTGTTTCTCAATATTTAAAAATAAAAAATGGTAGTGATGTAGTATCTAGAACTGTTGTTTTTGGTGGCAAGGCAGCACCAGGATATTACATGGCAAAATTAATCGTTCAATTTATATGTCATATAGCAGAAGTAGTTAATACTGATCCTGATATGGATGGTAAATTGCGTGTAGTGTTTTTACCAAATTATAGTGTGAAGTTGGGGGAACTTGTATATCCTGCTGCTGATTTATCAGAACAAATTTCTACTGCTGGAAAGGAAGCATCAGGCACAGGTAATATGAAGTTTCAAATGAATGGTGCTCTCACTATTGGTACATTAGATGGTGCTAATGTGGAGATAAGAGAACTTGTGGGTGAAGAAAACTTTTTCCTATTTGGTCATGATGAGAGTGGTATTCAACAATTGTGGGAACAAGGATATCACCCACAAAATCATATGAGTACAGAACTTTGGGAAGTTATTGATTTAATTAAGGGTGGACATTTTAGTCAAGGTGATAAAGAAAAATTTAAACCTTTATTAGACAATCTCATGAATCATGACCCTTTCTGTGTTTTTGCTGACTTTGATGATTATTGCAATGTACAAAATCGTGTAAGTAGTGCATGGGCAAATAGAGATTCGTGGAATAGAATGTCATTATTAAATATTGCAAGTTCGGGTTTCTTTTCTTCTGATAGATCTATTAGGGATTACTGTACTAAGATTTGGGGTATTCAACACTGACTTTTTTAAGTGTTTGTGGTTAAATAGTAATGTACGCCATAAGGGTACACAATTCACACTCGCTTAACAAGG